AGTTACGGGTAAAGGCGCAGATATCCTCATTATTGACGACCCGCATTCAGAACAAGAAGCAGCCTTAAGCGAGAACAATCCAGAGGTCTACGACAAGACCTACGAGTGGTACACCTCAGGCCCACGGCAACGACTACAGCCTGGCGGCTCAATTATCATGGTTATGACAAGATGGTCCAAAAAGGACCTTACAGGCCAAGTTTTAAGATCAGCTATGCAAAGAAGTGGCGAACAATGGGAAGTGATTGAATTTCCTGCCATTTTACCCGACGATTTACCCCTATGGCCTCAGTTTTGGAAGCTAGAAGAGCTATTAGCGTTAAAGAATGAATTGCCTAATGGTAAATGGATGGCGCAGTACATGCAACAGCCAACCTCAGATGTCTCAGCAATCATCAAGCGGGAGTGGTGGAAACAATGGGAGCACGAAGACCCACCATTTTGTGAGTTTATTATCCAATCTTGGGATACAGCGTTCTTAAAAACACAACGCTCAGACTATTCTGCTTGTACTACATGGGGTGTATTTTATCGACCAAACGACCGTGGGATTGACGTAGCTAACATAATTTTGCTAAATTCCTTTAAAAGGCGTATGGAGTTTCCCGAATTAAAACAAACTGCGTTTGAGCACTATAAAGAATGGGAGCCTGACTCCATAATTGTTGAAGCAAAAGCTTCGGGTGCGCCGTTAGTATTTGAGCTACGGGCAATGGGCATTCCGGTTCAAGAGTATACTCCGAGCAAAGGTAATGATAAAATAGCCAGATTAAATGCTTGCGCAGATCTTTTTGCGTCAGGCAGAGTGTGGGTACCTGCAACAAGCTGGGCAGAAGAATTAGTAGAAGAAGTAGCAAGTTTCCCCTCGGGCGAGCACGACGACTTAGTGGACTCAATGTCCCAAGCATTACTGCGTTTTCGTAGAGGGGGTTTTGTGCAGTTAGACTCAGACGAACCAGACGATATTAAAGAATTTAAGTCAAAACGAAATTTGGGTTACTACAACGTATAGGTTAAAACATGGCAATAGATAAGTCACTCTCACAAGCCCCAATGGGTTTAGATGCAATTAATATGGCAGACGTAGATAATACCGAGCCGGACTTAGAAATCACTATTGAGGACCCAGAGTCTGTAGAAATTGGCGTCGACGGCAAGCCGATTCTTAAAATAGAAAAAAGCGAAGACGAAGAGGGTTTTGATGATAACATCGCCGAGTACCTATCTGATTCCGAGTTAACACAGCTTGCTAGTGACATCATAGGTGACATTGAAGATGATATGTCTGCTAGAAAAGATTGGATGCAGACTTATGTAGATGGCTTGCAGCTGTTGGGTATGCAGATAGAAGAGCGCATGGAGCCATGGCCTGGTGCTTGTGGTGTCTACCACCCACTACTCTCCGAGACATTAGTTAAGTTTCAAGCAGAGACTATCATGGAGATTTTTCCAGCGCAAGGTCCTGTTAAGACACAAGTAATTGGAAAAGAAACACCTGAGAAAAAACAATCCGCCGAGCGGGTTGCAGATGACATGAACTACCAGCTCACTGAGAAGATGGATGAGTTCCGCCCTGAGACAGAGCGCATGTTGTGGGGCTTAGGCTTGTCAGGTAATGCGTTCAAGAAGGTCTACTACGACCCAACGCTAGAGCGTCAAGTTAGTATGTTCGTGCCAGCAGAAGACTTAATTGTCCCTTATGGTGCGTCTAGTTTAGAGCAAGCCCCTCGTGTAGCGCACGTGATGCGCAAGACCGAGAACGAAGTTCGCAAGTTGCAAGTAGCAGGCTTTTGGTTAGACGTTGATCTTGGCGAGCCAACAGATAGTTTTGATGAAGTAGAAAAGAAAATCGCCGAAAAGATGGGCTTTAGAGCCACTACGGATGACCGATTTAAAATCCTTGAAGTACAAATTGACCTCGACCTAGAAGGTTTTGAGGACAAAGACGAAGACGGCGAACCTACGGGTATTGCACTGCCATATATTGTGACTATTGAGAAGTCCAATCAGAAGGTTCTGGCTATTCGTCGTAACTGGAGACCCGAAGATGCAAATAAAAAGAAACGTAATCACTTTGTTCACTATGGCTATATACCCGGCTTTGGCTTCTATTGTTTTGGTCTTATTCATCTTATCGGTGCATTTGCTAAATCAGGCACTTCCATCCTCCGCCAATTGGTTGATGCTGGATCGCTTAGCAACTTGCCAGGTGGCTTTAAGACCCGTGGATTGCGTGTCAAAGGCGACGACACTCCGATTGCGCCCGGTGAGTTCAGGGACGTTGATGTGCCGTCCGGATCAATTAGGGACAATATTGTTCCCTTGCCTTACAAAGAACCGTCAATGGTTCTCGCAGGTCTCTTAGATAAAATTATTGAAGAAGGTCGTCGCTTTGCATCCGCAGCGGATTTAAACATAAGCGACATGAGCGCCCAAGCTCCCGTAGGTACAACTCTAGCAATTTTAGAACGTACTCTCAAAGTCATGTCCGCAGTACAAGCTCGCATCCATTATTCGTTTAAGAAGGAGCTTGGTCTCCTGCGCGACATTATTCGTGATTACACCCCAGATGAATATAGTTATGAGCCAGTTGAAGGCCCACGCCGAGCAAAGCAAACCGACTATGACAACTGTGATGTAATTCCAGTAAGTGACCCAAATGCCGCTACCATGGCACAGAAAGTTACTCAGTATCAAGCAGCGCTACAGTTAGCCCAAGGAGCACCACAGCTCTACAATCTCCCTTATCTCCATCGCCAAATGTTGGACGTACTAGGAATTAAAAATGCTAACAAATTAGTTAAGCTGCCAGAAGATCAAAAGCCCGAAGACCCCATCTCAGAAAACCAAAACGTTCTGATGATGAAACCAGTCAAAGCGTTTTTGTATCAAGACCACCAAGCTCATATCGCAGTTCACCAAGCAGCGATGCAAGATCCAAAAATCATGAAGCTAGTAGGTCAAAACCCAAATGCACAAGCAATGATGTCTGCGATGCAAGCCCATATTAATGAGCACATTGCGTACGAATACCGCAAGCAAATGGAAGAGGAAATGGGGGTTACTTTACCGTTCCACCCAGACGAAGACGATGCAGATGAACGTGCTATCCCAGAAGATATGGAAGTTCAAATCTCTCAACTCGCTGCTAAAGCTTCACAAGTATTACTACAACGTGATAAGACCGAGATAGCTGCTCAGCAAGCACAACAAGCTGCGCAAGATCCAATTATCCAGATGCAAATGCAAGAACTTAAGATTAAGCAAATGGAAGTTGATATTAAGAACCGTAAACTTGCCGCAGATGCAGCAGCTAAGGTTGACCAGCTTGAGCTTGAGAAACAACGCATTGAATCACAAGAAAAAATTGCTGGTATGAATGCTACTCTCAAGGCCCAGAAAGACCGAGATGACCGCATGGCTAAGCAAGAAGAAGCAGGAGCAAGACTAGGTGTTGATATGGCAAAAACAAAACAACAACTAGACCATCAAAAGGAGCAAGGATTTCAGAATCGCCAACAACAATCGCAGAAACCTCAGAAAGGGAATAAATGATTGAAAAGTATCTTGATCGTGTAGTTCAGCAACTAGACGAAAAAGTAGGACGGCTACAGGAAGCCGTTGGTGCCGGAGCAGCAAAAGATTTTTCCGAGTACCAGAAGATGTGCGGGGAAGTGCAGGGTCTATTAACCGCCCGTCTATACATAACAGACCTTAGAAAAAACCTGGAGTCAGCAGATGACGATTGATAATTTAACCGGCTCAAACCCCGGCGTGAATTTGTCGCAAGCAGTAGATTTAACAGCATTACTACACAAAACCGAAGAAGAAAAAGGTAAACAGCTCCCTAAACCGTCTGGATACAGGATTCTTTGTGCTATTCCCGAAGCAGAGAAAGAGCATGATGGAGGAATCCTCAAAGCCGATGAGACTTTAAGGCATGACGAACTATTAACCACAGTGCTATTTGTTGTAGATTTAGGTCCCGATTGCTACAAAGATCCAGAACGATACCCCAATGGCCCTTGGTGCAAACAAGGTGACTTTATTCTAGTGCGACCAAACGCAGGAACCCGCTTAGTGATTCATGGACGAGAGTTTAGAATTATTAACGATGATTCTGTCGAAGGCACAGTAGATGATCCACGTGGTATTAAACGTAAAACTGTATAGGAGCTATAAATGAGTCAAGAATTTAAATTCCCTGATGAACAGGACAAAGATTTGCCCGAAGATACTCTAGACATTGAGTTAGAAATCGAGGACGATACCCCTGAAAAAGACAGGAATAAAGAAGCAATCCCTAAAGAAATGGTGGACAAGTTTGACGCCGCCGACGATGAAGAAGAACTCGATGAGAAAGCCCAAGCCCTACGCTTAAAGCAGTATAAGAAGGTCTACCACGATGAGCGTCGTGCTAAAGAAGCTGCTTTTAGAGAGCAACAAGAAGCAGTTAGTCTAGCTAAACGGGTGATGGAGGAGAACAAGAAGCTCCGTGAACAGTACTCCGCAGGCGAGAAAACCTACATTGAGACCGTACAAAACCAAGCCGACTTACAAGTCCAAGTGGCTCAACGTGCTTATAAGGAAGCTTTGGAGTCTGGAGATCCAGATCGCATCGTCGAAGCACAAACTGCACTAAATGATGCGGGCTATAGAGTACATAAGGCAAAAGACTTTAGACCTAGTACTTTACAAGCGGAAGAAAATGATGTACAAATGCAGGAAGTGGAGCAACAGCGCCCTAAGATTGACCCCAAAACTCAGTCTTGGTTGGAACAGAATCCATGGTATGGCACTAAAAAAGCTATGTCCAGCTATGCTGTTGGGATACATGAAGAATTATTGGATGAGTACGGACAGACAGTTGTAGGTACTGACCAATACTTTAGACGTATAGACAGAACTATGCGTGATAAATTTCCTGAGTATTTCGATACTTTGGAAGACAAGGCCGAGCCGAATGAAGAGGTCCAGAAACCTACCTCCAAAGCTAAGCCAAGCACGGTAGTAGCTCCGGCAACTAGAAGTACGGCCTCTAAACAGGTACGACTTAAGACGTCTCAGCAAGCAATTGCTAAGAAGCTAGGATTAACCCCAGAGCAGTACGCTCGTGAACTTATGAAATTGGAGGCCCTATAATGGCTGGCAATAACAACAGAATTACTCGTGAATTAGAAAGTCGTGATGTAACGGAGCGTCCTAAACAGTGGCAGCTTCCAGAACTTCTCCCTGAGCCTGACAAACAGGCTGGCTATTCTTATCGTTGGATTCGTGTTTCTACGTTAAATGCGGCTGACCCGCGCAATCTTTCTGCAAAACTGAGAGAAGGCTGGGAGCCCGTACGTTTAGAAGAACAACCTAAATTTCAACTGTTAGCTGATCCAAATAGTCGTTTTAAAGACAATATTGAGATTGGCGGGTTATTACTCTGCAAAACCCCAACTGAGCTCGTAGAGCAGCGGAATGCATACTTTGCAAACCAAGCACAGAATCAGACGGAAGCTGTAGATAATAATTTAATGCGCCAAAGCGACCCACGGATGCCACTCTTTAACGAGAGAAAATCTTCGACTAGCTTTGGTAATGGTTCTTAAATTTAATTAGGAGTTTTTAAATGGCTTATCCTACCGTTTCAGGCCCTTATGGGTTTCAGCCAATCAATTTGATTGGTGGTCAGGTATTTGCTGGTTCTACTCGCTTAATTCCCATCGCTTCAGGCTCTGGCACATCAATTTTTTACGGTGATGTCGTACGTCTAAATACAGGTGGTACACTAAGCAAAGTTTCAACCACAGCTACCGCAACCGACGCAGTTGGTATTTTCTTGGGTTGTCAGTTCACAAACCCAACTACCAAACAATTGTTACAACAACAGTATTACCCAGCTAGCACAGTGGCTTCTGACATTCAAGCTTTTGTTATGGATGATCCAGACGCTCTGTTCAAAGTAGCGGTAACAGCTGCTGGTACATCAACAATGTCTGGCGTTACACGTGCAGCAGTTGGTCTAAATACAGCTTTAATTTTGACTACTGGTAGCACAACCACAGGTGACTCTTTAGCATCTGTTTC